CAAAAAAGGTTATTACTAAGGATCCATATGTCAATTGAAAAAGCAATGTACGCAGCACCAGCGGGTTTACCCGATTTAGATGGTCCAGATGTTGAAATTGAGATTGTCGACCCAGAAGAAGTGGACGTTAAGATTGGGGACATAGAAATCCAAATGGGTGGCGATGACACCGAAGACTTCAATGCCAACTTAGCTGAGTACATTCCTGAATCCGTTTTATTACAAATTGGCAGTCAACTCTTAGAAGATTTCCAAACCGACATTGATTCCCGTAGAGATTGGATCCAGACCTATGTCGATGGTCTAGAGCTTTTGGGATTAAAGATTGAAGAACGCTCTGAGCCTTGGGAAGGGGCTTGTGGGGTTTATCACCCAGTATTAGCTGAAGCGGTAATTAAGTTCCAATCAGAAACGATTATGGAAACTTTCCCAGCTGCTGGCCCAGTGAAGGGCGAAATTATCGGCAAAGAAACCCAAGACAAAAAAGATGCTTGTGAGCGTGTAGTTGATGATATGAACTACCAATTGACTGATGTCATGCAAGAGTTCCGTCCAGAGCACGAAAGAATGCTTTGGGGCGTGGGTTTATCAGGTAACGGCTTTAAGAAAGTCTATGTAGACCCAGCTTTAGATCGCCAAGTATCGATGTATGTTCCTGCTGAAGACTTGGTTGTGCCTTATGGTTCAGCCAGCTTAGAAGCAGCAGAACGCATTACCCATGTGATGCGTAAAACCGAAAATGAACTACAACGCTTGATGTATGAGGGTTTTTACCGAGATATTAATCTTGGTTCACCAGACAATGTGCTGGACGAGATTGAAAAGAAAATTGCGGAAAAACTGGGTTTTAGGGCAACCACAGATGACCGATTCAAAGTATTAGAGATGCACGTTCACCTTGATTTAGAAGGTTTTGAACATGAAGACAAGCACGGAATGCCTACTGGCATCGCTTTGCCCTATGTTGTAACTATTGAAAAATCCAACGGAGCCATATTGGCTATTCGTAGAAACTGGGACCCAGATGATAAAACCTACCAAAAGAGACAACACTTTGTACATTATGGCTATATTCCTGGCTTTGGTTTTTATCACTTTGGCCTTATCCATCTCATTGGCGCTTTCGCTAAATCGGGAACTTCTATCCTCAGACAGTTGGTCGATGCAGGGTCATTATCGAATTTGCCTGGCGGCTTTAAGACCCGTGGGTTGCGAGTCAAGGGCGATGACACACCAATAGCCCCAGGTGAGTTTAGGGACGTAGATGTCCCATCTGGCACGATGAAAGATAACATCATGCCTTTGCCATACAAAGAGCCAAGCCAGACTCTCATGTCATTACTCAATCAAATCGTAGAAGAAGGCCGTAGATTTGCTTCTAGTGGCGATTTAAAAGCTTCTGATATGTCTAGCCAGTCCCCAGTTGGTACAACTTTGGCTATTTTGGAGCGCACTTTGAAAGTGATGTCGGCTATCCAAGCCCGTATTCACTTCTCCATGAAGCAAGAATTTAAGCTGTTAAAGAAAATTATTGCCGATTACGCCCCAGAAGATTACTCTTACGAACCCTCTACAGGACACCAAACAGCCCGCAGATCTGACTATGAGATGGTTAATATCATCCCTGTATCAGATCCAAACGCTGCAACAATGTCTCAAAAGGTAGTGCAGTATCAAGCGGCTTTGCAATTGTCGCAAACTGCACCCCAGTTGTATAACTTGCCTTATCTACACCGTCAAATGCTAGAAGTCATTGGCATTAAGAATCTGGAAAAGCTTGTTCCAATGCCAGAAGATATGACCCCTGTAGATCCTGTAACAGAGAATGTCAACGCTTTGAAACAAAAGCCGTTAAAGGCATTTATAGGTCAAGACCACCAAGCGCACATTCAAATCCACTTGGCCGCCATTAACGATCCAAAAATCAAACAAGTTATTGGCCAAAACCCACAGGCTCCTTTGATTATGCAGACCTTGCAGGCTCATATTACTGAGCACGTTGGCATGGAGTATATGCGCCAAATGCAGCAAGCTATGGGCATTAATATCCCGTATCAGGACAATGACGATGATCAAGTTCATCTCACCCCAGATCAAGAAATGCAAATTGCTCGTCTGGCCGTACCAGCTGCTCAAAATCTGTTGCAACAAAATCAAACAGCGGTTGCAGCGCAACAAGCCCAGCAGGCAGCGCAAGATCCAATTATTCAGATGCAGATGAAAGAATTGCAGCTTAAAGCGCAAGAAATTGATATCAAGCAGAAGAAAATTGCAATGGATGCCGCAGGCAAAGCAGATCAGCTTGAGATTGAAAAGCTGCGTATTGCAGCCCAAAAAGAAATTGCTGGTATGCAAGTGGGCGCTAAGACTGCTTCTGATAAGGCCAATTTAGCGGCCAAACAAAAATTAGAAGGTATGAAATTAGGTCATCAAATTGGCAATGCCAAGGCGCAATTAAACCAGCAAAGACAGGGTCAAAAACTCCAAGTCACTGCGGATTTATATAAAACCGAACAGCAATTAAAAAACAAATCACCAAAAAAGGAACCTAAATGAAAGAAAAAATACTTGACCATCTCCTCAAACAGGTAGATGCGAAGGTTAGGGGCTTGGAAGAGTCCCTTGGTACTGGAGTAGCCAAAGACTTCTCTGATTACCAAAAAACTTGCGGGCAGATTACAGGTCTTTTGTCCGTAAGGTTATACATCTCAGACCTTAAAAAGAACTTGGAGAATTTTGATGAGTGAAATACTAATCGGCTCAAACCCCGATGATGTAACACAAGTAACAACCCTGCCTCAAACAGCAGAAGAAAAAGCAAAGCAACTACCACAACCACAAGGCTATCGTATGCTTGTTGGTATTCCTGATGCAGAAACGACATATGCTAGTGGAATCGTTAAAGCCGATACTACTTTGCAGATGGAAGAAGTTCTTTCCACCGTTTTTTTTGTAATAAAAATGGGTCCAGATTGCTACCAAGACAAAAACCGTTTCCCAAACGGCCCTTGGTGTAAAGAAGGAGACTTTATTCTAGCCCGTCCAAACACTGGCACCAGACTAAAGATTCATGGACGTGAATTCCGTTTAATTAATGATGATTCTGTCGAGGCTGTAGTAGAAGATCCTCGTGGAATTACTCGTGCATAAGGAGAACAACATGGCTGAATTTGAAAAACAAGACTTTTCTTTTTTAGAAGATGACGAAAAAACGCCTCAGGATGTAGAAATTGAGATAGTTGACGATACTCCAGAGGAAGATCGCATTAATGCTGCACCGCTTCCTAAGGAAATCGTTGAAGATATCGACAATGATGACCTAGAATCATACTCAAAAGAAGCAAAACAACGCCTTTTGCAGATGAAAAAGCTAATTAACGATGAACGTAGAGCTAAAGAAGCTGCTTTGCGTGAAAACGAAGAAGCTATTCGGGTTGCCAATACAATTATCAATGAAAACAAAGCTTTAAAGGGCCGTTTATCCAATGGCGAAAAGGTTTATGTATCAACCGCCAAAGAAAAACTGGCATCTGATCTAGAACAAGCAAGACGGGCATACAAAGAAGCTTATGATTCTGGCGATGCAGACCGTTTAGTGGAAGCTCAAGAGAAATTGACTGAAGTTAAGTTCAAAGCTCAAGAGATGGATCGATATGTCCCACAATACGAAGAAAATGATTTACAATCATCACAAGAGGTCCAAACACCTCAGACCCAACCAACACGCCTGGACTCAAAAACCCAAGCATGGCTTGATAAAAACAAGTGGTATGGTCAAGATGAAGACATGAGTTTTCTTGCTATGGGCATCCATAAGCGGCTAGAAAGAGACGGAGTCCCGACAGGCTCTGATCACTACTGGAACACTATTGATGCAGAGATGAGAAAACGATTCCCAGAGAAATTTGGGGAGGTAGAAGCCAAACCTTCTACTACAACTCGCAAAAGCACGGTGGTTGCACCAGCGACACGTTCAACATCCTCCAAAAAGATCACACTGAACACACGTCAAATGGAACTGGCTAAAAAATTCAAAATTACGCCAGAGCAATATTACAACGAATTAGTTAAAACGGAGTCCCAAAATGGCTGAAAACAATCGTACCCCCCGTGAAGTAGCAACAAGACAACAGGCAGAACGCCCAAAAGCATGGTCTTTGCCCGAATTGTTACCTGAACCAGACAAGCAAGCAGGTTTTGCTTATCGCTGGGTTAGGGTTTCGATGCTAAACAACGCTGACCCCCGTAATCTTTCATCAAAATTGAGAGAAGGCTGGGAACCAGTCAGAGCTGAAGAGCAACCGAAATATGGAATGTTAACCGATCCAGATAGTCGCTATAAGGACAATATCGAGATTGGTGGTTTATTACTCTGCAAGATTCCTGAGGAATTTGTGAAGGCAAGGATGGATTATGAGGCCAACCAAACCCAATCAAATGCAGAGGCAGTAGATAATAGTTTTATGAGACAAAGTGACACTCGGATGCCTCTCTTCCAAGAGAGAAAATCTACAGTTAGCTTTGGAAAAGGTTCTTAATTAATTTAGGAGATTTAATATGGCTTATCCTACAGTTTCGGCCCCTTACGGCCTAAAGCCAGTTAACCTGATCGGTGGTCGTGTATTTGCGGGTTCTACCCGTATGTTCCCTATCGTGAATGGTTACAGTACTAGCTTGTTCAACGGTGACGTTGTAGCAATCGGTACTGGTGCAAACATTGGTAACTTAGTATCTTCAACATTGGCATACAATGGCTCTTCAGCTGTTGCTGGAACAATCGGTGTATTTGTTGGTGCCGAGTATTCTACAACTGGTGGCCCAATCTACGGTAAAAACCGCTATCAATTCTGGCAAGCAAGCACTACTGCTCCAGATGCAATCGGTTATGTAGTAGATGATCCTCAAGCTGTGTTCCAAACAGTAGTATTGGCTAACCCAGCTGGTACAGGCGGTTCAACAACAATTCAGTACATTAACCCAGCTTTCGTTGGTTCTAATGCTTACTATATTGGTGCTGCTGCTGGTAACACTGGTTCTACAACTACTGGTGATTCCGCTGCTGGTATTGCAGTTTCTGCATCAGCAACTGTTTCAACACCTATTACAACTTCAGCACCATTCCGTATTGTTGGTTTAGTTCCTGCTTCAGCTGTTACTGTGACCCAAAATGCTACATCTTCTAGCACAACGATCACTTTATCTGCTGCTAACACCGCTATCCAGCCTGGAATGGCAGTATCTGGCCCTGGCATTACCCAAGGTTCAAATACTTATGTAACCGCTGTATCAGGTACTACTGTAACTATCAACACTGCTGTAACAACAGCACAGTCGACAGCTGCACAGTTTTCTTTCACTGGCTACCCAGAAGCATTAGTAACATGGAACTTCGGTTACCATAGCTACTTCAATGCCACTGGTGTTTAATTAAGGAGCATTTAAATGGCTATTTCTCGTGCACAACTACTAAAAGAGTTGCTTCCTGGATTAAACGCATTGTTTGGTCTTGAGTATGCTCGTTATGGTGAAGAACACAAAGAGATCTATGAAATCGAGACCTCTGAGCGTTCTTTTGAAGAAGAAACAAAACTGTCAGGCTTCTCAGCTGCTCCAGTCAAAAACGAAGGCCAAGCCATCGCTTATGACAACGGACAAGAAGCTTGGACAGCTCGTTACAACCACGAAACTATCGCTTTGGGCTTCAGCTTGACTGAAGAGGCAATCGAAGATAACTTGTATGACTCGTTATCTGGTCGCTATACCAAGGCTTTGGCTCGTGCTATGGCTTACACCAAGCAAGTTAAAGGTGCTGCTGTATTGAATAACGGCTTTAATAGCTCTTTCACCTATGGTGATGGACAGCCTTTGTTTTCAACAGCTCATCCATTGATTTCTGGTGGAACCAACGCAAACACCCCATCTACTCCTGCTGACTTGAACGAAACCGCATTGGAAAATGCTGTTATTCAAATCGCTGCTTGGACTGATGAGCGTGGTCTGTTGATCGCTGCAAAACCTAAGAAATTGATTGTTCCACCTGCACTCCAGTTCGTTGCTACTCGTTTGTTAGAGACAGAACTCCGTGTTGGTACAAACAACAATGACATCAACGCAATTAAGAACAACGGTTCTGTTCCAGAAGGTTACACAATTAACCACTTCTTGACCGCAACCAACGCATGGTTCTTGACCACTGATGTTCCAAACGGTTTGAAGATGTTTGTTCGTACCCCATTGCAAAACAGCATGGACGGTGACTTCGATACTGGTAACGTGAGATACAAATCTCGTGAGCGTTACAGCTTCGGTGTTTCTGACCCATTGGGCGTATACGGTTCATACTAAAATACTCTCGTGAGGAGTTTTGGCCCCGCCTTAAAAAAGCGGGGTTTTTTTATTTAAAAGCGTTGTTAATATTTAAAAATGTAGTAAAATCATCATATCTGGGTGATTCGCTTATGCCACCACTGCCCCAGCAGACGATGCAAAGATCGGCATAAGTACTTTTGCATAAGGAGTCCATTATGGGACGTAGTACATTTGAAGGTCCAGTTCTATCTGGTGATAATCGTTTTGGCGCACAACGTGACGTTGGCCCAGTATTATTAACTCAACAAGCTTTTTTAGATTTTTCTGTAACTGCACCTGGTGCTAGTTATGGTGGCGGTTCTGGTGTATTTGTTAGCTCAAATAACATTCCAAACAGCGCTGCAACAATTTGGACCCCACAATCTGGTGCTTATAGCACTTCAGGTCCTACAGTAGCCTCTGCTCCTACTGCTGATGCAACTACCACTGTTTATCGTGGTGTATCTTTCTTAATCCCACAAGGATCAAACATTACTGATGTTATTTTTGATATTGGTACGATTCCTAAAGATTCAGCTGGTACTCCTTTGGCTGTAACAGCTATTCAACCATACGTTTCAAATAACTTTGCCACTTCTACTGGTGTTTATGCAACATTTGCTAACATCTCTAGCCCAGCTGCTCAGCGTTACACAGCAACTTTTGTTGGCACACAGCTAGATAATGCATATGGTACATTGCAAGACGTTCAAAACTTGCAACCTGGCCAACAGCCTTCATGGTTTAGCCAAGTAGTTGTAACTTTAAAAATGACCACTTCTGTTGCTGGTTTATCTTCAGGTCAGCTTGCTATTACCTTGAAATACGCACAGCAAGATATGAACATTGGTAATGCGACAACTTACCCATACGGTAACTTTGACTAATTAATCCTCTTTATGGGGACTTCGGTCCCCAACTTTTTAAAATTTAGGAGATTAATATGGCACAAAGCCCTAATGGAATACCAAGTACCAATAATTCGGTAATGTCTATTACCCGTTCAGCACGTTCTGAACCATTTGATTTACAAGTTGCTCGTGGTCAAATTGCGGGACACCAAACATTAAGCCTTTTTGGATATCAATCAGCAGTTGGTAATACCCAAATTCCTGTTTGGGAAAATGCTACTACTTATACTTATCCAGTATCAGCTGCAACTGTTACTGTAGCTAGTTCTTCAACATCAGATGTTGCACCAGCAGCAGTACAAATCAATGGACTTGATTCAAACTTTAACCCAATATCTGAAATTGTTGTTTTAAATGGAACAACTGGTGTTGTAAGCTCTAACAAATATTTGCGTATAAATAGCATGATTATGGTTGGAGTTGCTTCTGGACAAACATCAAATGCTGGAACAATTACAGCTAAAAATGCTGGTGCTACTGCAACCTATGCACAGATTAATATTGGTATTGGTAAATCACAAAGCACAATTTACACTGTGCCAGCAGGATATTCATTTTATTTAGACTTTGCTGAAGTCAATACGTCAAATAGCTATACTTCTGCAAACATTGTTACTTATTCTGTGCAAGCAATTAATAACGTAAATGGCGTAAAACTCAATGTTTTACAACAACCATTTGTTTCTATTTACACAGCCAATAGATCTTCTGATCCATTTATTTACACAGAAAAAACAGATATTCAATGGCAATTAGTTACTAGCACAGCAACAACCATTGCAGCTGGAGTGATTATTGCTGGTAAGTTAATTTCTAACGGTAGTTAATATGACTGCAGCTTGGCAACGCAAGGAAGGCAAAAACCCTAATGGCGGTCTAAACGCCAAAGGTAGAGCTTCTCTTAAAGCTGAAGGTCACAATATCAAACCACCACAGCCAGAAGGTGGTTCACGGAAGAAATCTTTCTGTGCTCGCATGGAAGGCATGAAAAAGAGATTGACCAGTGCGGAAACTGCTAATGATCCAAACAGTCGCATTAACAAATCATTGAGAAAATGGAAATGCTAAAATGAGCGAGATTGACCCAATTAAAACGGCTAGGGAACTAGCTACTCATGCAAATGATATACAGCATCTTCAGGCAGATATGGATAAACTGGTTAAAGACATGGAAGAAGTTAAACAGTCTTT